GCCTTGCTCCGTCTGTCAGGGGTGATGTCCCCAAAGGCCAACCTGTTCATGCGGGTGAGCGGGGGCATTAGCACCCAGCTCGCAAGCCAGCAGATCGAAAGCGCCGCGGCCGATCCGCGCGTGCGCGGCATCGTGCTTGCACTGGACACGCCTGGTGGCAACGTTGTTGGGGTGCCGGAATTCGCGGACACAGTGCGTTGGGCCGCTGCTCAGAAGCCTCTCGTCACGCACACCGACAACCAGTTGTGCAGCGCCGGGTATTGGGTCGGCAGTGCCGCCAATGCGGTGTACATCAGCGGTCCGGTGGTCACAGTGGGCAGCATCGGTGTGGTGGTCGATCGTGAATACGACCCGCAGTCCCGCTACCGCACGGAAAGCATCACGGCTGGCCGATACAAGCGCCTCGCACAGAACGACGCTCCGCTTTCCGACGAAGCCCGCGCAGTGGTGCAGGCGGACGTGGACTATGTGTACACGCTCTTCGTGGATGCGGTGGCCGACCACCGCGGTGTTTCCTCTCAAGAAGTTCTGGATCACATGGCCGACGGTCGTGTGTTCCGCGGTCGCCAGGCGCTGGATGCCGGGCTGGTGGACGGTGTTTCCACCCTCGACGACCTGCTTTCTGCCATGGCCGCAGACCCCGCCCAGTTTGGTGCACGCCGCAAGGCCGTGTTCAAGGCTGCGGCGGCATCCTCGTCCCCAAGCGCCGGTGCCGCGCCCAAAGACACAACCTCAACCCGTGAAATGGAGAACCACATGCCTGAAGACAACAAGGCTCCCCTCACGCGTGCGTCTTTCGAGCAAGAACACGCGGCCCTCTTCGCACAAGTGCGCGCAGAGTTCACCCTGCTCGGTGCGACCCAAGAGCGCGAACGCATCCAGGCCGTCTTGGCTGTCGGCGATGGTCTTCCTGGCCACGAGAAGCTGCTCGCTGGCCTCGCCTACGACGGCAAGACCACCGCAGCAGAAGCCAGCCTTGCGGTGCTTGCGGCCGAAAAGCAGCAGCGTGCCGCTGCGGCCCAGGCCCATGCTGCTGACGCACCGAATGCTGCCAAGCCCAGCACCACGCCTGCGGACCCTGGCGAAAAGTCCAAGGACCAGCAGGTTGCTGAAGCTCAGGCGCATGCCAAGGCCAAAGGCATCGATCTGGTCAGCGCCCTCAAGGAACTGGGCTTTGCGCACTAAGCGCGGGCCTGAATCAATCACACCCAGGAGATCACCGCCATGACCGGCAACGTTTCCACCCTCACGCTCACCATCGCCGCGGCAGCCGCCCTGGCGGCCAATCGTTTCGTCACCCAGGCCGGGGGATACCCGAACGCCGGGGCTGCCGCCTTTGGCGTGACCCGCACCAGCGCTGCTGCTGCGGGTGATCTGGTTCCCGTCGATGTGCACGGCACCGCCATCGTCGAGGCAGGCGCCGCCATCACGAAGGATGCACCGCTCATGGTCGACGCTTCTGGTCGCGCCGTGCCGCTCAGCGGCGTCGGCAAGTCGCCGGTCGGGCGGTCCATGGATGCCGCAACAGCAGCCGGCGAACTCATCGAGGTCCTGCTGGTGCCTAGCGCAGGCCTGGTCAGCGCCTGACCTTCCGTCCCACCCACACAACTTTCTAGGAGCCACTGATGCCCCAACAAACTCCGGGTCAGGCCCGTGTCGTTGACCCCATCCTCACCGCCGTGGCGCGGGGCTATCGCAGCCCGAAGGCTGCTATCGCCAACGCTCTGTTCCCAATCGTCCCTGTTGGCCTGCGTGCGGGCCGCATCATCAGCTTTGGGACGGACGACTTCAAGCTGGTCAGCACCGCTCGCGCCCCTGGCGCCAACACCAAGCGCGTGCAGTTCGGCTTCGCCAGCGAAAGCTATTCCTTGGTGGACCACCGTCTGGAAGGCGCGGTGCCCAACGAACTGCAAGAAGAGGCCAGCAATGGGCCTGGCATCGACCTTTCCGCGAATGCAGTGCGCCGTGTGCAGAACACCATGGCCCTGGAGCGCGAGAAGCTGGCGGCCGACCTGGCGCGTGACGAATCGAAGTACCCCAGCAGCAACAAGGAAACGCTGAGCGGCACCAGCCAGTGGAGCAATGCCGCAAGCGATCCCTTCACTGACATCATGGAAGGCAAAGAGATCGTCCGCTCCAAGACGGGTGAGCGTCCCAATGTGCTGGCCCTGGCGCCCAAGGTGCTGACCGCGCTGCGCACCCACCCCAAGGTGCTGGACCGCCTTTCCACTGCAAGCGACCGTCCGCCGGCAACGCTGCAGCAGCTGCAGGCATTGTTCGAGCTGCAGCAGATCGTGGAAGGCGAAGCCGTGTACCACGACGGGACTCAGTTTCAGGATGTGTGGGGCAAGGACGCCGTGCTGGCCTTTACCACGCCTGCCAGCATGCAGGAGATGGGATCGCCCAATTTTGGCTACACCTACCAGCTCGAAGGCCGCCCGATCGTGGAAGAGGGCTATGAGGAGCGCAACGCCAACAGCTGGTTCTACCCGGTGACCGATGCCTACCAGCCTGTGCTGGCGGGGGCTACTGCGGGCTTCCTGTTCAAGAACGCGGTGGCCTGACCATGCCCAAGTTCACCACCACCACTCCGATCAAGCACGACGGCAAGCGCTACGAAGTGGGCGAGAGTATCACGCTCAAGGGCGACGATGCAGACCGCCTGCTGGCGGCCGGCGCGGTCGAGACCGACCGTGCCGAGTCCAGGGCAGAAGCCGAGGCAAAGGCCAAGGCAGAAGCCGACAAGCAGCAAGCCGCCTGAACGCCATGCTGGACCTTGCAGAAGAACTCTCCGCAGTCTTCTACGGTGATGACTTCGCCTGCACCTTCGTGCGCCAGCGCCTGTCTATGCCGGACCAGGCGGTGGTCGGAATCCTCGGCATTGCTGATGATGATGCGCTGGAGGGCCGTGTGCTCGCCGCTGCCCGCACGCTTCGCATGCCAGCAGCAAGCGATGTGCGGGCAGGCGACGTGCTGGAGGTCACGGCGGGCATGCCCAGCCTCGGGGTGCCTGCCGGAACCCGCTTCAAGGTGCTGGAAGTGCCACAGCGTGTTGGCGACGGGGCTGAGGTGGAGGCGCTGCTTGGCAGCGTTGTTCCATGAATCAGGCCGCTGACCGCATGCCGCGAGGCGCTCCGTTCGAGATCGGTGCAGCGTTGCTGCAGGTTTTGCACGAAGCGCCTGGACTGAACGGGGCCCGAGTCCTGGACAACCCGGTACGTGCGAGCGAGCTGGCCGATGGCGAGCGCATCGTGTTTTTTGAAGACCAGGGCGACAAGCCGGGCGTCCAGCCAGGCCAGCGTCAGCTTCGCAGCTACAGCTTTGCCGTGGGCGTCATCAGCCGAGACGGTCTCCAGCCTCGCCAGCAGGCGCATCAGGACTATCGCACCGCCAAGCGCACCCTGCGCCTGGAAGGCATGCGGGCCGTGACTGCTGCCGGCGTTGAGGTTGCGGGCAGTGGCCTGGTCGAAGGGGAGGTCCGCTTCCGCCTGGAGAACATCGACGTGGGAGGCGGCCTGGTGCTGGGCCTGTTCACGCTCGACTACCGCGATCCGAACTGACACCAGTTCGATCGATTTCACCCATTCAAGGCCTGCTCTGTGCGGGCCTTTCACTTTCTGATGGAAGGAAGCGGTCATGACTACTACCGCACGCGCGATCCTGGCTGGTGGCCTGGTGTCGCTGAACGTCTGGAACACTGTGGCGCAGGCCTACGACGGCTTCGGTGCTCCGCTGGATGCAGACAAATTCGAGATCAAGCCGAACTTCGAGGAAAAGGTCAGCGAGTCGCGCTCCCACCTGGACTACGGTCAGGCGCGCGCCTCCGTGGTGCTGCCCAAGCCCACTGAGATCACCATCGAGTTGTCGGCCGCCAACGTTGAGGCGCTGGCCATGCAGTTCCAGGGCATGGTCCAAGCGCTCACCCAATCGAGCGGCACTGCGACCGATCGGGCCATCACGGTCTCCAAGATCGGTGTGTGGTTGCCGCTGGGCAATCGCAACGTCAGCTCGACAGGCTTCGTTGTCACCAACAACGCGGCAAGCACCAACTACGTGCTGGGCACGCACTACGAGGTCAACTGGCTCCGCGGTGAAATCATGTTCATCCCAGGCGTGGACTCTCCCGCCGCGGCCGACACCGTGAAGGTCGACATGTCGTGGGGAGCCGTGGACGGCAAGAAGATTCTGGGTGGACGCATCACGCAGGTGCGCTGCCAGGCGCGTCTGGACGGAAAAAACATGGTCGACGGCGCACCGATCGAGGTGGATGTGCACGAGTGCGTGCTCGGCTCCAACAACGGCTTTGACTTCCTGGGCTCGGACTACTCGGCCATCACGCTGAGCGGGAAGATCGTCACGCCCGCCGGGAAGACCGAGGGGTACGAAGTGCGCTTCCCGGGCGCAGGGGTGTAGCGCTCAGCGGCGCTGTCCAGGCGTCTGGACGGCGCCCATCACAAGCAGCAGGGGCCAGCCCACCACCACGGTGGCCACGGCTCCTGCACCCAGCGCCATCAAGCGCTCCGAATCCACCAGCAGGCCCAGCAGGGCCAGCGGAACACCCGCGCACACCAGCGCGATGCACCACACAAGACCTTTCATCCGGAACGCTCCAAATGGCCGAGCCAAAAATCAAGTATGACATCGAAGCCGCCGTCAAGGGTAGCGCCGATGCGGATCAGCTCGCGCGCGCGCTTCGAAACGTCAGCGACCTTTTGGAGGGCGATCTCAAAGACGGCGCCCTGCAGTCTGCCCAGGCTTTGGAGGCGCTCGCCTCTAAGCAGCGTGCCATCGACACCTTCAGTGCCCTGAAGCGGGAAACCGTCGACCTGGGTGCTGCGCTGGAAAAAGCCACTCAGCAGGTGAACCGGCTCGGGTCCGAACTGCCCCAGGCGGCGGCCAACACGCAGGCGCTGGCCGCAGCCGAACGCAGTGCCGACGCTGCACTTGAGCAGGCGCGAGCAGCGCTGCAGAGCAAGCGCGACGCCCTGCGCGCAGTCCGTGAAGAAACCCAGGGGTCTGCCAGCCGCAGCGATGAGTACAAGGCCACGGTTGCCGGCCTGAAGGACGCCATCAAGGCCGCCACGGCGGAGGTCAGAGCCAAGCAGGATGCGCTTCGCGCCAGCGCTCAGGCCAGCGCCCAGGCCCAGAACGCCGAA